GGTTATGCCTATACTTCTTCAAAGAACTCAACGACATTCCTATGTCAACTACGTGGGTCTTCGTAGGTATGCTTGCTGGTCGTGAACTCGCTATCGCAACGTTTACAGGTAAGATGAAAATGAAATCTGTATTCCCGTTAGTAGCAAGAGACTTTCAGAAGATGATGATTGGACTAGGCGCTTCAGTTGCCATAGTTCTGACTATACATTACATACTAATACCAAACGGATTATAATATGAAAAGATTGAAGGCATTAATTACTCCTAAAGTTCTTGCATGGGGTGTTTTTGCCTTCTTTCTTATCAAAGGACTAATATGGCTATTATTGTTGTTTTTAGGTTACTATTTTTTAATTTAGTTCTTGACATCCATTCAAAAATAGCGTATAGTGTATAAATACTAATGATTCGTTGAAGCGGATTAATACTGGACAGGACTCGGGTGCGACTCCCGACAGCTCCACCAAAAGTACATTGCGCCTTACTGCAATAAGGTGTCTTTGCAGAGACGCAGACCTCGCAAGGGTCCAAGACAATGTATTTTTGATGGGGCTGAAGTAGGAATCGACTGACAGGGCAGAGAAGTGGAGAATCCGGGCGCAAGCTCCGTTAACGCAAGAAACCAAACTAAATGCAAACGATAACTTTGTATCTTCAGACTACGCACTAGCGGCGTAAATTTGACGGGCTGACCGGCTTGCCTTGGAACAGAAAATGCCGGACCAAGTTTCAATTATAAGAAAGGAAATCTAATGAAACTAGTAATCGCAACTGTTGCGGCATTGACAGCAACTACTGCACACGCAGACTCTATGTGGACATTCGGCGGAGATTTAGACGCCAACTATGCTGTAGACGCAGAACGCATGACAGTTGATATCGAACCAGCGTTGACATTCACACCAGCTGACGGCTTGAACTTTGTAACAAGCACAGAGTTGGCGCTATGGGATAACGAATTAGTAGCAGATACTACTATCGAAACTATGCCTACAATTGCGTTCGAAGTGAACTACACTATGGGTGCAATGGATTCTGTAGAGTACTATGCAAAGACAAAGTACAACCTAGAAGCAACAGCACGTGAAGAGATTCACATCGGTGCAACATTTAGCTTCTAATAATCCCACAAGGATTAAGAAATAAAGAGAGGCGATTATTTTCGCCTCTTTTAACAAAATGTATTGACAGAGACATCAACATCTGTTATTATGATCACTCATTTAATCAATATGAGGTATAGTATGACATCAATTATAATCCCATCAAGTGAAGCTGATCGCAAGCGGATCAAAGACTGTATGGAAGAAATTAGTAACTCCTATCTTCGACAAGAAGCTGAACGTGAGTTCGTAAAAGAAGCTATCATCTCACTCGAAGATGAAGTTGGTATTCCCAAAAAATATTTAGGCAAGATGGCTCGTATCTATCACAAACAGAACATGAGTGAAATCGTATCTGAGATAGAAGAGATCGAAGCCCTTTTAGAATCTGTCAAATAATGCTTGACAGACCGTCTATTGCATGTTATAATAGACGCATACAAAGAGCAAAGGATCACTAACGATGAATCACATTAAGACATATTTTAAAGAAGGCACCGATGGTGCTAGAGCAGAGGTTCACCTCGAAGAAGGTATATACTGTATCCGATATTACATGGGTATTGGAGATACTGAGTTCTTTCGTAGGGAAACGTTTGAAGGCAAGTCCAGGCAATATGCTGAAGATGCGGCTGAGAATTGGGCTCTAGGTATTAAGGTACTCAATGGCTAAAATTTCTTATGTTGAAGATGATTTGTATAATGTCGTAATTGATAGTGATACTGGAAACGTTTCTCTTGGTGGAGAATCTTATATTAATGATAGTAAGCGTGAAGCTTACATATTTCAAGTAGCCTATTTGATGGGCAGGGAGCATAAAAAATCGCAGATAACAAAAACATTGGGCTTATAAAAGAACTAAACTCTGAAACAATCATGAAAGAGATTGCAGAGAATATTTCTAAAGGAGTGCCGTACATCGATGCAGTGATATATTACGCAGAGAAGTATGGACTAGAAGTAGAAGTGGTCGGTGAAATTATTAGGCGATCACCTGTTCTGAAGGCAAAGATATATAAAGAAGCCGAAGAACTAAATATGGTAGAGAAGCTGACTAGGTTGCCGGTATGACAAAAAGCTTGTATAGCACACAAGACGCATTTGACGTTTACATATGCTATCTTGCTTTAAAGCGGCACTTTAGTTCGAACTATGATTACTTCAAATACAACGGTAAGGTTAACGCCAGAATCGATGCATTTGAAAATCGTAAGGATAAGTTTTTCTTCTTTAAGTTAGCAAAGCGAAAGGACTATAAAGACTTTTTACTAGCTAACATGGTCAACAATCCAGACGTTTGGGTTGGTGATCTAGTTGACAGTCAGACCGCAAATGAAACTTTCACGGAATGGTCGAAACGTCAACAGTCTTTGGGATATGTGTTTAGTAATGAACTAGACGAATTGAACGAAGACTTTAATGCTAACTTCGTTGTTGAAGATGGACAGTATCCTCGTGTATTGTCACTCTTTAACATGAAGCGCATCAGCATCGAAACTCTAGTCATATTAAGTGACTTGACAGGATGCTTCAAGTACTGGGATAAATCTATCAATGATACGATAGTTTACCCGAGTATAAATAAGATTGTTAACAAATATGGACCGTTTTTAAATTATGATAAAGCGAAAATGCGTAAAATATGTGTTGACAAATACAACGCAGTCTAGTATACTAGACAAACAAAACGATAAAATCGTAATATAAACCGCTATACACAGGAGTAAGCAAACATGACAACATCATTCTCAGCCCTTAAGAAGGCACGTACATCATCATTCGACAAGTTGAATTCTCAACTCCAGAAGATGAACTCAACAGGTAACAAAGGCGATGATCGCTTCTGGAAACCTGAAGTAGATAAAGCAGGTAATGGCTATGCCGTTATTCGTTTTTTACCCGCACCGCAAGGTGAAGATATGCCATTCGTAAGAATGTGGGATCACGGATTCCAAGGACCAGGTGGCTGGTATATCGAAAACTCTCTCACCACTCTTAGCCAAGATGATCCAGTATCTGAGTATAACTCAAAGCTGTGGAATTCTGGTCACGATGAAGACAAAGAGATTGCACGTAAGCAGAAGCGTAGGCTGAACTACATTGCAAACATCTATGTTGTGAAAGATGCCGCTAACCCTTCACGTGAAGGTCAAGTATATCTTTATAAGTTTGGTAAGAAAATCTTCGACAAACTGAACGATGCTATGAATCCTCAGTTTCAAGATGAAGATCCAATCAACCCATTTGACTTTTGGGAAGGTGCTGACTTCAAACTAAAAATTCGTCAAGTAGAAGGTTATCGTAACTACGATAAGTCTGAGTTTGATAGCGTAAGCGTTCTGTCTGGTGCAGACGGTGCTGAGTTATCAGATGAGGTGCTTGAAGATACTTGGAGCAAGCAACATTCCCTTTCAGATATTGTTGATCCTAAAAACTTCAAGTCTTATGATGAACTGAAAGCAAAACTGTATAAGGTTCTAGGTCTTGATGGCAGTACACACGCACCCAAGGTCACTGCTGAGGACGACAATACGGGTATGGGGTTCACTCCGAGTTTCAAAGAGCGTTCAGCTCCAGAACCTGTAGCGGCTCCATCCCCAACTCTTGCGAGTGATACTGGTGACGATGAGTCACTTGATTTCTTCAAGAGCCTAGCAGAGGATAATAGCTAATTTATTAGTTAAAGTCTGAAGCGACTAAGGCGGCTTGCAGAGATGTGAGTCGCCTTTTTTATTTGGGTATTGAGTTCTTAATTAGAAGCCACCAGCCCAAGACATCTGAGCCGATACCTTTGAATTGGCGAATACTTGAGTATGTCTTGTACTACCGCCTTTATTGATAACAACAGGAGCACTGTTGACTGCTATGTTAGCACTAGAAGCACGATCTGAGTTAGCCCTATCTGTCGTAGCTTGTTGATCTGTTACTTGACTTCTACCAAGTGCGTTACGCAAACCATCAACTCCATTTGTCAATCTAGCCAAAGTAGGTTCGTCTAAACTATCTAAACCAGGACCAAAGTCTATGAGTCCTCTTTTACTACCGAATATGCGTGTTGCTGGTCCAGTACCTGTATCATATATTCCGCCCTTCATGAGAGTGTCCATCATTGCTAGAACAGCGCCTACGTCTGTAATGATTTTTCCTAGAGAAGCAGAGCCAGCAGACGCATCAACTTTACTTAAACCTTGAAAGCTTGAGACAAAGTTATTCATGGCTAAGCCAAATTTGTCCATTTTTGATATTAAAGCATCATCTAAAGTCTTAAGAGGTTCAAGGGCGGCAATCATCTGTGCGATAGGACCATTACCGCCATCTTCAGAGTCTTTGCCAAACAACCAGTTCCAACCACTCTTGACTGTATCCATTGCGGATGAGAAAAGACTTGTAACGCTTCCAAATGCATCAGCGGCAAAGAATGCGGCAAGACCTCCTGATAGAGCAATTAGACCTGTACCAAGCTTAGGGTCTATCTGTAAGTTAGCAAGTGCTCCAATACCTTCAGCGAAGTTAGTTAATAGTATTTTTGTGTTGGCGCCGTTTACTCCTAAGACACTAGCGAGAGAAGCTAACGAATCGAATGCTAAAAAGAATCCTGCTATCGATGCACCAAGAGCTGGAATACCAAGAAACACAGCGGCACCAACTGTAGCACCTATACCAGTGCCTGTAATCGCCCCTAATGTTCCTCCTACCCCAACTAGTGTACCTAAAGTCTTTAAAGATTTTTCACTTAACGCATCAATCGCACCACCAAAGTTGCCCATCAGAGTTTTGACGGCACTGCCATCAACTCCAAGCGCACTTGCTAGACCAGCACCGCCTGCAAATGTTCCCATAAATGCAACGATAGAAGCTCCAAGTGCGGCTGCTCCTGCAACCATTTTTGCTTTAGTGCCTGCTTTAGTGAGTGCGCCTAATATTCCTCCGGTAGTCAACATAGCAGTGAGTGCCGCTACAGATTTGGGAGTTAGGTTTTCTACACTAGAAGAGAATCCAGCCATAAGTTTAGCAACATTACTAAAATCTGCACTAGCACCTAATGCTAAAGCGCCTGATCCAACAACATCAGTTGCGGCAAATCCAGCCATAAGTCCTAAAATACCTAGACTTACAGCAAACATGCCCTTAGCTAATGCCTTAGCTTTTAATGGAGAATATCCTATTAAACCGCCTGTTGCGAAAAGTGTGCCTAATGCGGCAACTGCACCTACGCTTAACTGACTTATCGAATTAGAAAATCCAGCAAGCATAGTCTTTATATTTTCAAAGTCTAAGCTAGCCCCTAATGCACTAGCACCAGCAAATAGAGTATCTCCGAATAAAAGACCTGCTAGAAATCCACTTATTCCTAAACCCATATAGGCGACACCTTTGGCTGCAGCCGTACCTCCACCAAATGCAGATGCAACTGCTGTACCACCCAGTATTGTGCCTAGTGCTATTAGTCCTTTTGTGTCTAATCCGTCAAATATTGACCCTGCGCCAGCAACAGCAAGTTTGATCGATTCATAATCTAATGATCCGCCCAGTGCCGAGAATCCTGCGAATACCGCATCACCCGCTAACAGTCCACCTAAAAATGCACTGATGCCAAAGCCCATCGCACCTAACCCTGTTGCGGCTTTAGCGCCACCTACGATAGCGATTCCAGTTAGTGCGGCTAAAGCTGTCATAGCTTCAGGCGATATAACTTTAATAACTTCACTGAATCCCAATGAAGCAGTCTTCAGACCCTCAAAGTCCATTCCTTTAGTTTCTTGCATCCAACCTAATGTTTCAGATCCAGCCAGTAAACCACCAAAGAATGTAGGTATTGCTACTCCAAGTAATGCAAGACCTCCAACGCCCTTCATTGCT